AAAAAAATACAATGGTTATTTGAGAATTATTCAGGATATAGAATTGCTAAAGAGAGCGGGGTTGCACAATCTGTAGTTGCAAGGTTAATAATCGGGGATAGAGAATTGAAAAACGTATCTTTTGAAACAGCAAGCAAACTGACTGAATGTGCAGAAAAATTACAAAAGCAAGAAAATGAAGACTAAAAAAAGCGGGCTAGTTATAGCTCGCTTTATTTGTACTCTTTTTGTACTCAGTTTTATGATGTTGTGCGTTTTGTTGAGAAACATAAACGTTGATTTCGCAACATTTTGCAATTGTAGGAAACGTTATGAAACGTTAAATAATGGAGCCGAGGGGAGTGTATAGTATTGATATAACAACGTTTATAAGTGTTTTGTACTCTCAATGTACTCAATTGAATATTGAGTTCAGTTTTTCGTTATCTTCCTGTTCTAACTCTTCGATGATATGAGCGTATGTGTGTAATGTGATATTTGGGTCAGCGTGTCCAAGTCTCTTACTTACTGATAACAACTGAACACCGTTCGCTAATAAGATACTAGCGTGGGTGTGCCTCATTGCATGGAATGTAATATCTTTATCGATTCCAGCTCTATTTAATGCTAGTTGCAACGCTTTATTGATTGCGTTATTGCTGACTCTTTTGAACACTCTTTGTGTAAGGTCATCAGGAATAGTCAAGGTTTGTAATATTTCAACTAATTTATCTGGAATGGTTATTTTACGTTTACTGCTTTTAGTCTTGCCTTCTGTAAAATCGTTAGTAAAGTGATAGTCGAATCCTTTTTCGATTCTGATTGTTTTATTCTCTAGATCTATGCAATCCCATGTCATTCCTAAACATTCCCCGAACCTAGCTCCTGTATACATACTAAATAAGATGATATATCTCGAAGTATAATCTAGTTGTATATCTTCTAATAATGCTTTCTCTAATTCGTTAAATTCATGCTTACTTAAGTATTTGTTTTCGACTTTCTTATTCTTTTCTTCCAGTCCTTTTAAAACAGCAGTAGTTGTTGGATCATGAAGAAGAGTTTGAGTTCTTAACGCATGCTTTATTGCTGCCTTAACGTAAGTATGATATTTCTTAACAGTCTCCTTTGAACGTGTTTTGGCGACGTCGTTCAAAAACGATTGATAATTCTCGTGTGTAATATCTCGTAATGGAATATTATAATTTTCTCTGACGTAACTAATGATACTATTTATCCTGGAGATGCTTTTCAGTGAAATAGTATCTTCTTTATATAGCTTCTTCCAGTTTTCCATATAGTCAGCTAGTAGCATTTGTTCTTTGCTAACATTCTTACCAACTAGAAGTTCATTTTCTTTTAATATTGATGCATCCTTAGCTTCAGCCTTGGTTTTAAATCCACTTTTTGAAACGTATTTGCGTTTACCGTTATCGTAATAATAAACGCGGTAAGCCCACGTTTTACCTCTTTTGGTTATGCTTGCCAAAGTTTACCATCCTTTCTAATTGTGGTAAAATAGGGCATATCAAAGAGCCCTATTTCAGGGTGATTTTGATGTTTTACCACACTGACAATCTTGGCGGAGAGTAGTGTGGTATTTTTATTATGAAATTTGAGGTAGAGGGTCTCTATTGTGCCAGCCTTCAGGAAACCCATATTTTTGTAAAACTTTATTAAAATTTACTGAATGTATTTTATTACTGGCATTTCTAAATCTTTTTCGTAAAGTATTGTTAAGAGTTCTAAATTCATCAGGATTAATAAGTGCTTGAAGCGATAAGAATATAGAATAGCAATTTGAACGCGCTCCATCTCGATCTATTACGCCATCATAAATTTCTGGAATATATGGAATATGTTTTCTAGTTGTAAAATCCCATAGTTTATTATTATGTGCGCAACAATTTCTAAGTTCGTTGACACATTGCAGTATTATATCAACAGTACTTGGGGATAAATTATCATTCATATCTCCGCCAGTATTACTTGCGACATATTTCGATAAGTGGTCTGCTACACTCAATCTTATATCGGCGTTCGAATATTTATACATATATTTCACGTCACCGAATGTTAATTCATTAATAACCACCCATAAAGGGACAGAATCATGTCGTTCAAAATGATGTTTAATAGCATTATTATTCTGACTATTTTTTAAACTATTTATTTTATTTGAAATTGACGATAATGTTCTGTGGATATCAAGAGTACTATCAGGATCGTACGACTCGGTTCTCAAATAGTTATATTCTTCTCGGTGAACATCACAAAAGCAATAAGAAAATATCGATTTAAAATGTTTTTCTGCTTGGATTAAGTACTTAAAAATTGTTGATTTAATTTCAGTGTCTAATATATGCAAGGCTTTTATTTCTGCAAATGTTGAACCAACTATATATCTGTTACTATTTTCAAGAAGAACTTTGCTGTATAAATTCACTACATTGTAGTAGTTATTGTTTAATAGATAATTTTTAGCATCTTCAAGATCGTCAATTTGTAATCTTCTTCTTATTAAAATTTCAATTTGTTCTTCTAACGAACTGAAAGGTTTCATAATAAAACTCCTTTATAACAAAAAATTCCCTTGTTCAATAAGAACAAGGGAATCTTCCGCGGAAAGTCCTCACTAAGTGTTAACTTAGCTTGCTCACGCTCTTCTCTTGTGCTTATCATATTATATCGCTTTAGTGATTGTCAAAGAATAAATAGTTAAGAAAATGTTAAGAAATCAACATATACTATATATAGTAGTTTGTTTATAAAAGCGGTATATATTTAGTAAAATCGGTTAAAACTAATTTTTATTTCAAACACTAATACATCTCCATAGATTCTTTTACATATAGATCCGTAAGAACCGATGCGAATTCGTCAGCTTCAGATTCGATTTTGCTTGTGTAACGATACTTCATGCTCAAAAGATGTGGTGTACTCGTGTTGTAATGTAATACAGCATGGCCAAGTTCATGAGCCATGGTGAATATTTTTTCGTTTTTCGATAGATTTTCATTAATAAAGATAAATTTAATTCTTCTAATCTTAGTATAGTAGCCTTTAACTTCTCCCAGGTCGGCTTCTAATAAGTTTATGTCTAATTCCTTTGCAATCTTGTACGGATTGCTAGTTCCGAATTTACGAACTAAAGATAATACTTTATTTTCAATCCCCAATACTAAAATCTCCTATCCTTTATATTTCTTTGGTGTAAATTTATTTTTAGCTTCCATTCTTGCAATTTTAACAGCTTGTTCTAAAGAAGCAATGATTAATTCTCTTGTTTCCTCAGAGTACTCAGCAGTTTCTTTTGAATACAATCCATTCTCCAGTTGCTCAATCATCTTTTGAAGGTCTTTTTGAATGTCCTTGTCTTCTTTATTATTAGCGTTAAAATAAGGTTCATCAGACATACCTATTAAATAGTTAGGAGACACTTCGAAAGTAGAAGCAATCAAACGCACTGTATCCATTCTTGGCTCGACTTTTCCATTCTCCCATTTTGAAACATTCGTTTTATTGAAGTTTGTTGGAGAATCTTTAAAGCTTGAGTAATTATTAATTCTGTTGGCAAATTCTTCTTGATTTAAATTATATTTTAATCTTATATCTTTGATTTTGCTCGCAAACGACATGCCGAACATCACCTTTCTTTATTATTTATAAGTGAATTATACCTTTAATTTCAACAAGAAACAACTAAAATAATAAAAAAGTTTATTTTTTTTCTATTTTGTTGTTGACATCTAAAAATGTTTAGTGTATATTGTGTTCATAAGGTTGAAAAAAGATAAACTTTTCAAAGGAGGTGATTCAATGTCACAACGAAAAAGACCGCCTTATAAAGAGTTCATTGCATGGATGATCGTTAATGATGTCAAGCGACAAGATTTACAAGATTTGCTAGGAGTAACGTCGGCTACGCTTAGTCATAGACTTAACGGAACTGGAGCAGATTTCACGATGGAAGAAGTTCGTACTATTATTAATAAGTACGGCGAAGAAGTAAGTTCATTTTTTTTGAACTAAAAGTTGAAAAAAGATAAACATTTTCAACCAGAAAGGAGGAATAAAAATGGATAACAAAACGACAATAAAAGAGTTTCTAGAATTCAGAAGCAAATTCACAAAAAGAGAATGGCACGAATTAAATCAAGCTGTTGACGAAAGACTAAACCAAAAAGCCGACCAATTAAAACTGGACGACTCGGATTTAGTAGTTATCTCAGACAAATTAAAAAGATTTATCTAGAGACGACTTGTATAAAAATAGGGTGGATACGATAATCCGCACCGCGATAGTTGATGTAAATATAATCTTGGCAGTACATAGTATCTGCCTTAGGTTTAGTAATTGGTGAGTAGAGTTCGGCATTTTCTTCCCACCAAACGTAAGGGCTAGCCATGTTTGGCCCCATTACACAATCAGCATCAGCAGATAAGTTCACCCAATTTCCACAGAGGCAAGCATAAATTTCGGTCATTGTTATCACCCCCTTTCAGACACATTATAAGTCTGAAAATAGATGGTAACAATATGAAAAATATGAAAGGAGGAAAGAAAATGAGTATCGAAACATTATCAGATATCACAAAAATTGTAGTAGAAACAGACGAAAAAGACCCTAAAACCATTGCAGTCATCACGGCAGATGATATTGACAGCGCAGAAGGTTTTAGAGTCAGAATTACACCTAAATACGATTAGTGTTGAGTTTGAAAACAACACGAAAGGAGGAAGCGGAATGTTAAAAAAACTTCGCCAAGAACGTGGTTTAACTCACGAACAATTGGCGAAAAAATTAGGGATCAGTAAATCGTATTACGTGAAAATCGAAAATGATTTTATGAAACCTAGTTACAAAGTGTTGAAGAAGTTAAAAGACTTTTACGGAGAGGATATTAATTTGAATGAACTTTTTAAATAAAAAAACGCGTCTTATCCGTTATATAAGACACGCTACGGAAATTGTTCTGCTCAAGTTAATAACGGTAACCAGCAACACTTCGCCAGTATCGTCCCTGACACTGTAGTTGAAATAGATTTTGATTCTCGATTTTAGAGACTAGCTTTTTCGCCATTTTCTCAACGGCAGCTAATTTATTGTTCTGTTTGGTCGTATAGCTAATACGACCGAAAAAGCTAACTCCCCCTATTGAACCCTGCTAGCCAGGTGCGGTAGGCAAAAGGTAAACCTACAAATGAATCCAAATTCTACTGAGACACAGTACCTTTCAAAAATTCTGACAATAATATCTTCATCATCATCATCCTTTCTGCCTATAAAAAGGGGTAGGCAAGGATATTATAACACTTGTTTCACAAATAAGGAATACTTTTTTTTAAAAAAGAAGACGATACGAATGCCAACGCAAAAAACGAAAGGAGTTTAAATCATGGCACAATCAGAACAAATTAGGGAATACTTCAAGAAACATCCTTCTGCTACCTACGATGAAGTTGCGGAAGCAGTCAAAACAACCAACAGTACTGTTCGGACAAATGTTTGTAGAGACTTAAAAACTGGGAGATGTATTCGATTAGAAGATGGCTCTCTGGACTACTCAACCTACTTCGAAAAAGACATTTTACTAACTGAGTTAGTTGAGTGGAAGAACGAAACCAGACGAGAGTGGGTGGATATGTTAACGAGAGCTGCTGAGAAAGAAACAGATAGTAACACAATGCGTTTGTTAATCAAAGAAGCTAACAAACTCATGAAAGAAGTAATAAAGTAAAGGAGGAAAATCATGGAACAATCAACGCTTGATTATTACGAACCAATATTCTTCGAAGTTGTAAAAAGAAACCCAGAGAAATTTGTTGGATTAATAAAACCGTTTATTGACTCAAGAAATAATCAAAGGTGGATAACGACTGAAGAGTTATGTGAAGCAATTGGAACGAGTTCTAGTTCGTGGCACAAAAGCGAGATTAGAAACCATCCAGTGGTGGTTGCAGCAAGAAGAACAGATACACGCCCATACAAATATCAATCGAGCATGATTGATGAAATACAAAGAGTATGGGACGGAAGGAGAAGACGATGAGAACAGAACGAAGATTAAAAAACACAGTGCCATTCAAGAAATTCTTAGCTTGGTATATCAAATGGCTCGGAATTACATTCGGATGTGTTAGTGCATTTCTAGTGATCGCATTGATGGTGTTGTTGTTTGTAGGAAAGGCGGTAGAAAATCACCAAACAAAAGTTGATTTGATTAGAAGCGGGAAATATGTAGAGCCTGATTTTCAGGAAACGTGGAACAAAAAAAGCCAGCGCGGCAACGCTGACTAAATAATAAAAATCCTAAGGAGATTATAACACAATGTGCAATAAGTTTGAAACTTTACATGCAAATTACCTTGACCCTCCAGAGCCGAAAATATGGGGATACGATTGGGAAGGTGAAGAAATATACGTAGGTGATGAATATTACGATATGGACGGTGATTACGTTCAAGCGGATAACATCGAAGATTATTTAAAATCAACCTATTTAACCACTTCACTCAAGATTGCAGGTGAGTAGATGGAAGATGTGTATTTAAACGATGACCTACTGGATTCAAAACTGCAAAACGTTTTATACGCTAACAAAGTCATCGGACAAATCAGAATGAAAAATGATTCATACGAGGTATATCTATACGAACCTCAAATAAGAAAAACAAGGGTTAAAACCTACGAGGAGGTTGAAGAGATATTAAAAAGCGTATCGAAATCATTAAAAGAACAGAGTCGAAAGTAATTTTAGATATTGATGCGGACTTTGTAAATCCGCTAATTTTTGAACAATACATGGATTATGGAAAAACAGTGGAGGATGCAGCGATGGCGATAGTACAAAATATCCCAAACGTGAAATCATTCCACATCGAACCACAAGGAACACAGAAAGGAATGTTTTATAAATGAATTTATATGAATTAAGTTTAGCGTTTCAAGACGTACAGAATATGGATTTAGATCCTGAAGTAATGAAAGACACGTTAGATAGTATTGAAGATGCCATCGAAAACAAAGCAGAAAACATTGCAAAGTTGATTCGAAACCTTGAATCAGATGTATCAGCTTTTAAAGAAGAAGAAGACCGTTTGAAAACGAAACGTCAATCTACAGAGAATAAAGTGAAATGGTTAAAAACGTATTTAGAAGACAACATGAAACTGACTGGAAAAACTAAATTCAAATCTGGAATGTTTAACTTCTCGATTCAAAAGAATCCTGCAAGCGTGAATATCACTGACGAAAAAGCTATTCCAGAAGAATTTCTAATCCAACAACCACCTAAAGTAGATAAGACTTCATTAAAAGAAATTTTGAAGAGAGGAATTGAAGTTCCAGGGGCTGAATTAAAACAAACGGAAGGGTTGAGAATTAGATAGCATGAGAATTCTAGCAATTGACCCTTCTAGCAATCAAAAGAATACATCGACAACAGGAATTGTTTTATTAGACAATGCTAAATTAGTTGATTATTGGGTTGTGAGCTACGGCATTTCTGGATTTCGAAAATGGATGGAAGATGTCGGTGAAGATATTGAATGTGATGTTGTTGTAATCGAAAAATTCGAAGCTAGGGACAACGACAAATCAAAAGACAATTCAGTATTACAAACCATCGCTTATATACAACTACATTTCCCAGACGCTATCTTGCAGCGTAATGCAGGTTATCAAACGGATATTCCGAATGAATTATTGAAGCGACTTGGATTGTGGAAGTTTGAAAAGAGCCATCACCAAGATGTACGTGCAGCAGCAAGACTTGGATTGTTCTATGCTTTGAGAAACGATATTAAGGAAGTAATTGATGATATTGGTAAGGTGGTGAATGAACATAACGTTAAAACTAAGAAAGTGGCAAGCTGAAGCGATTGAAAGAAGTAAACGGCAAACATACGGAATCTTCCTTGAAGCTCTCGGGGGTCGCGGAAAAACCATCTGTGCCCTAGCTATTGCAAAAAAGAAAAACGCTAAGAAAATCATCATCACAAACAACCGTCTTTCGATTCTGGAAGGATGGAAAGAAGCCATTAAAAAGATGGATTTTGATTCAGATGTTGAGTTTGTCATTTCAACTGACAGAAGTATTCAAAACATGCTTAAAAAAGGCTCAAAATTCAACTGTGACGTGTTGATTATTGATGAGTGGCAGAATATGTCCTCGGAGAAGCAGGTGGCCTTATATCGACGTATAAAGCGAAAATACACGATAGGTCTTTCAGCCACTCCGATTCGAAAAAAAGGGCAAAATTTCTACCCACTCGAAAAAACGATTTTTGGATTTGCAAATCCAAATAATAAATTTGATTGGCAAAAAGCACACGGAAGAATGGTGTATGATCCATTCACTTATTCGAAAGAAAAATGGGAAGATTTCAGAGACTATGAACGCTACGTTAATAATCTCCCGAACTTCTTTAGATGGGAAGAAATCGAAGAAATCGAAAACGCTGTTGAGAACAACGGTTACGAAATTAAGTTCTATCCAGTAACTGTCGAACCTGGTAATCCAGATAAATTGGATAAGTTTAGAAAATTAAACCTTGTAACCGTGAAAGGTGAAACAGCAATGGCAAAACAATCTTTTGGACGAAACACGTTTGAAAGATATCTCAATCAAGCAGGAGTAGAAGTTGATTTTCCAAAAATCAAACCAGTGAATGCTGATACTCCACTAATGCTAAAGCTCGATGGATTAATCGAAAGAGCACCACATGACATGCTGATTGTCAGCAAGTCAAAACAAATCGTGAATGTCATCAAAGAACGACATCCTCACATAGGAATCTGGACCGGAGACGTTCAAGAAGGACTTGATAGAAAAGTTGTAGTTGCTACGAACCAGGTTCTTGGAGTCGGTGTTGATGGCTTGCAGCACAAATACCAAACAATCGTTGTTCTAGATCCCGTTGAAGAAGGTTCTGGAGAATATGACGATTACCGCCAACTGCTTTGGAGAATAACAGGAAGTAGACAACAACACGATGTAAACGTGATTGAATTTTATTATAAAGGAGAATGAAATTGTTTAAATTACCAGAAAATAAACCACAAGTACCAAAGGATACACCACGGAATTACTTCATTTATGGAGAGACCATGAGTGGTAAATCTTACCTAGCAAACGAGTTCCCTAATCCGATTGTTTTAAACACGGATGGAAATGCGGAAGCAAACAGCGTGCCAAGTATCCAACTATTGAATGATAAAGACAAATCAGGGCGAATCACTAATTCAGTGATTAAGCAGCTCGGTGAAATCTTATTAGCTCTACAAACGCAAGAACATTCATACGAGACAGTCGTAATCGATGTTATCGATGACGTTATCGAGATGATTAAAATCGCTGTGTGTGACGAACTAACTCCACCAGGGAAACCTCGATTGAAATCATTATCTGAAATCCCATACGGAAAAGGTTATGACTTCTTCAACCAAGCAATTACAGAACTGGTTATTGACCTCAAAGCATTACCAATGAATGTGATTTATATTAGCCGTCAGATTTCAGAATATGACGATAACGGAAACGCTACGAAAGACAAACCAAGTTTGAAAGATAAGTATGTGAACCTTATCAACGGAAATTCGGATTTAATGATCCATACAGAAAAAATTGGGAATAACTATAACCGTGAAGTTGACAGAAAACGTAAGACTTATTATGCAGACCAGGTTGATGACAAAGCGATTCTAAAAATCTTATCAACAATTAGAGGTGCAGTTGAACCACCTCGTAAACAACAAGCAGCAACAAAATCAGTTGCAAAACCAACAAAACAGGAAACAGTTGAAGTTTCTAATAATGAAGACGAATTATTTTAAAACTAAAGGAGAAATGAAAAATGAGTTTACTAAGTATTGCAAAGAAAATTAAAGAAGATGGATTTGACCCTCGTAAAGATAGCGTGAACGGACCTGCAGCATTACCAGCCGGTGACTACACAGTCGTTTTAAAACGAGCACAATTTAACATTGCACCGAGCGGATGGGAAAGTTTAGGATTCACGTTTGAAGTACGTGAAGGAGAATTTAACGGACGTACTGAATATGTATCTTTTGGAACATTATCTGAATGGAACGGCAAAGACCTTTCTTGGTCAGTAGAACGAACAATCAAATTCTTTACAAAGGCAATTGAATTAGCTGGAGACAAAGTTATGAAGAACGACTTTGAAGACGGAAGAGCATTAGCCGATGCATTAGAACGTAAAGCAGTTGGTTCTTACTTCACGTTAAAAATTCTAGAAACAAAAGGTAAAGAAGACAAGGTATATCGCAACTATGACATTGAAGAAAATGCTGAAAATGCGATGAATACAGTTGTTGTAGAAGAAGACGATTTACCTTTCTAAAAATAAGGTGATCTCATGCATTCAATGAAAGAATATGCGCTGCTATATCAGCAGAAAGGGTTCTCGGTCATCCCGATTAGTCCTACAACTAAAAGACCATTAATTGAATTTGCGGATAAACCACCTCTTGATGCTGATGGAATTAACGAAGTTTGGAATCAATATCCGAATGCGAACATCGCACTAAGGACTACAAACTTCTTCGTGATTGATATTGACAAGCACGGACAAACCAGTGGATTTGATTCATTGAAGAATTGGGAACATTTAAACCTAATTGAACCCACACTTCAAGCAAAAACGGCATCAGGAGGTAAGCACCTATTCTATTTCAAGCGTGATGATATCCACATCAGTCAAATGATTGGATTCCTTCCAGGAGTGGATATCAAAGCGCATGAGAACAATTATGTGTTGGTTGCTCCTTCCGCAACGGATAAAGGGCAATATGAATGGGACATGGAAAAATCTCCTGAAAAAGGGACGATGATTACTCCCTCCAGGGCGTTGATTGAAGCCATCATCCAACAATACAAAATCACTAATGGACGTGAATTTGATTACAGCGATGGTTTAAGGTCGTGGGTTAGTAAGAGTAGAACATCTGGAAAGACAAAAACAACGGAATTGTTTGAAATCATCGCCAATGGATTAGGCGATGAAGGGAATCGTAATGATAAGCTTGCTAAATTTGTAGGTGGGCTTTTATGGCGAGGAGTGGATGAGATGGATGTGTTGACGTTGGCTAAAATAGCTAATACCAATACTCCAAATCCACTATCAATGCAAGAATTAGAAAGAACAGTAGTAAGTATGATTAACAAAGACAGGAGGTGATTGTGATTGGCGAAGTAGTGAGTTTTTATAAGGATTATGAACCAATAAAAAACAGCAATGGAACTTTAAAGACGAACAGCCCAGTAAACGTGTTGAATGCATTTCGAGCTGACGATCAGTTAAATCTCTATCTGAAGCATAACGAATTCTCTCAAGAGCACGAATTAACAAGAGACATCCAACTTGGAAACACGCTCCTTAAAAAAGGAGAGCTGCCTTCGAATTTTGAATCGGTAGTCAAAGTTTATTTTGAGAACGTCACGGGTGCAGCATTTACATCTCAAGCGATGATAGATGGCATGGAAACCTTCTTATCTGAACGGTCCTATAATCCTGTTAAAGAATATATGGAAGAAGCTGAGAAAAATTGGGATAAACGAAAACGCATTGGACAAATGCTACAAGTCTATCTAGGAGCTAACCAGGACCCTCTAGTGTCTAAAATCGCTGAAATGTGGATGGTAGGTGCTGTTGCTAAAGTATATGAACCTTACATTAAATTTGACTACGTTCTGGACTTAGTAGGTGGACAGGGCGTTGGTAAGACTTCATTTCTACAAAAGCTAGGCGGTCATTGGTACACGGATGCAGTCACCGATTTTGCAAACAAAGACAACTACGACATCATGCTAAAACATTTGATAGTGAATGATGACGAAATGGTCGCTAGTGATCGCATGAGTTTTGCAGAAACGAAATCGTTTATCTCAAAAACGAGCTTACGATTCAGAAAACCGTATATGCGTAGAACGCAAGAGTTCGCAAAGAATTTCGTTCTAGCACGAACAAGCAATCACGTTGAATACCTCAAGGATAAGACAGGTGAACGCAGGTTCTTACCTGTACTAGCTAGTAATGACAAACAGAAAAAGCATCCTATGAAGATAACGGATGAAGTCGTGAAACAAATTTGGGGTGAAGCCGTTACCCTTTATAAAAGCGGCGTTGATTTGATGTTTGATGAAGAAACGGAAGCTGAATTAGTTGAATATCGTGAGCAATTCATGTTCAGAGATGAAATTGAGCTTCAAATTCTTCAATACTTGGAAATGCCCGTACCTAAGGATTGGGAAAGTAGAACAACAACTGATCAGTACATTTATACGACTAAATATTTTGCAAATAGTCCCGACTGGGCTTCAGGGGGTCAACCGATGAATCGAGTAGCTACCAGGGAGATTATGTTCAATCTGTTCCATAAGGAATCGAACGACCAAAAACTATCGCGGAAGATTAGTTTCATTATGGATAATTTAATCGATTGGAAGAAACAATCGTACAAAGTTAATGGAAAAACAACCCGGGGTTATAAAAGAATTTTACCTTAAAAAAAGGTTACACGTATGGTGTAACCTTTGGGTAAAATCGGTGTCTACGTGTAACCTTTGACCACACGTAGTTACACGTAGGTTACATGTTTTTTTCGCTACGTGTAACCCTTAGAAACGTTGATTTAATAACGTTTATAGATACTTTTTATATAAAAGGTTACATGTTTACATGTTTTTTTTATAAAAAGTATATTGTAAGTATAAAAGCCTATTAAATCAACATTCTTGTGTTTTTATTTTAATGTTTTTGAAAAAAACGTGTAACCGTGTAACCCTGAGTATTTTTTAAGAAAAAATAGTAAAGGAGCGATGCTCATGAACAATATAAAATTGTATGTCATTAGAGATGCAAAATACCCACAGTGGTACTTCTAACATATCAAAGATTACTCAAGCATGATGGGATACCTTGCAAAGAATCATCCACGATATACACATAAATTTACAACTGACATTAAACAAGCAATGCATTTCGGAACGCCTAACGAGGCTCTAGCATTTATCAAGGAACATTCTATCGAAGGGAATATTATTAAAGACCCGTATCAAGAGCGAGTTAGCAAAGTGGCTTTTAAGTATATGGGTGAGAATTACGGTGAAGCGATCAGTTACATCCACGGAATGATTGAAGATTCGAGTGAGAAGATGTTAGCTGCTTCCAAAGCGTTAAAAGTGAATGCAAATACATTGATTAAGTTTATGAAAGACCCATATTCAGTTGCAGCTCATATTCGAGATCGCATTATAGAAAATTTGGTAAATCTAGAAAAGGCGGTGAAGGCAATTGGCTAAAGTTGATTTTGAAAAATTAAAAGATGATGTTCACTACTTGATTGTGGCTCATTGCAAGTACAAGGATATGTCGATGTATGACAGAGCGTTGAAACAGTTCCAAGAGGATATCAACTATGGACAGCTCGAAGAGATGAGCTATAATGAACGGTTCGCTTTCTTACGTGGATTTGAAACATCGTTAAAAGCGATAGAAGGAGAAAAATAATGACAAATCTAGAAACACTAAAACAACAAACAGCAGACATGGAAGCAAAGTTAAACGAAATGAAAGCGGAAATCAAGCGAATTGAAAACGGGTGGGAGATGAAATACCAGTATAAGCTTACGGATGAATATTGGTTCATTTTAAGTGACGGAGATATCAAACCTGACAAATGGATTAACTGTGAAATGGATAAGGAGAGACTTATTGCTGGTAACGTATTTCAAACAAAAGAAGCAGCCGAATTAGAACAAAAGCGAAGAAATCTACTGACCCGATTCAGATTTTTCAAAGATGAGTGTAACGACGGGTGGAAGCCTGATTGGAAGGGTTTCGAAATGAAATGGGACATTAATTATAAACAAGGAGAAGGGTTTAGAGAGTTATGTTCTAATAATGTACATTCATTTTCGACTTTTGGATACTTCAAAAATAAAAAAGATGCCGAACGTGCAATTGAATTGTTTGGGGATGAAATCGAAGAATTGTTTGTGGAGGTGTAAAGATGAATTTACAAGAAAATGCACGGATTAAAGAAGCAGTAAATAAGCCTAGTCATTATGTAGGTGAAAAAGGATTAGAAGTGAAAGAAGTACTTGAAAATTTTGTTAAAAATAAAAAAGGCATGGAAGCTCATAGATGGTGTAGCGCTGTGGAATACTTATTAAGATATGCTGAAAAAAATGGAGTCGAAGACTTAAAGAAAGCTAGAAAGAACATTGAGTGGTTGATTGAAGAAGGGTAGGAAGAAAAAGGAAAAAGGGAGGTGTGTAAATGTCAAAATCGATACAGGATGAAATCATGGACTTAAAAGAGCAAGGACTGAGCTGGGTACAAATTGCAACTAGACTCAATCTTGCAAGCATGGAAGTCGCTCGAGGTAAGGTTAGAGGTACACCACGTTACAAAGAATTTCAACAAAGGCAAGGAGTAAATGTTGAAAAATCTCAAACTAAAGAATTTAATAACGATGGTTCAATCGGATCTCAAATCAGAGTGAGACAACAACAACGAAAAGTATTCTCTAATGAGGAGCTTATTCGATTACATGGATTCAATCCTGATGAGGTTAAACTAAAAACAGCAACATCTAATGAATGGACTACTCCAACAAACGGAGAAACTTACTATAATTATCAATCGAAAATCGTTGTAGTGCCTAAAAGGTGGGATATGTCCGCTCAAGATGTTAAGAAAATCTTTGGAGATATTCCTCAACGTAAAATTGAATTATTAAATCAGAAAATTCCGAACGAATACTTATTGATTCCTTTGTCAGATTTACACTTTGGGCATAATTCTCATCTTGATTATTTAAAATTACAGAGAGAAATTGCGGAGCGCATTATGAATCGCTATAAGGAAATCCTTATAACGCTACACGGAGATTATTTTCATGTTGATAATTTTCTGAATACAACTGAAAGAGGAACTAGAGTCGATGATGTCGACTTCGAAGCTGGATTAAAAGCTGGTTATGATTTTCTCAGTCCATTGCTAGATTTAGCGTTAGAAAACAGTCCGAACGTTAAAGTCGTGTACTTGAAAGGGAATCATGCTCCTAGTGTGGATTATTTATTTGTGAGTATGCTAGAGCATATATATCCTCAAATAAAATTCGATGTCGAAATCAAAGAATTTAAACATGCATGGTTAGGCAACCACTCAATATTCATGCATCATGGCGATAAAGTAAAATCGCCTAATAAATTATTTGAAATCATGGTGTCGCATTTTGGAGAGGAATGGGGGAAAAGTCAATCAAGATATTTGATTACTGGGCACTTCCACCATGAAAAATCACTATCGTTTGCAGGGCTAACTTGGTATCAACTACAAAGTCCTAGTAAGCATTCATCGTATGATAAAACATACGGATATGACACTAGCGAATCAGGACAAATGCTTTTTGAGTTTTCAGAAACAAAAAGAAGTGCAATTTATTACGTATAAGGAAGGAATAATAAATGGAACTAACTTTACATTTAGAAAATGGGAAAACACTAAGATTTGAAAATGCAACTATTTTGAGAGATGCCGTGGAATTTATAATTTTTACTTACGTTAGTATGTCAACAGGTCAAAAGAAAAGAGCAAAATTCCGCGCACAAAAAATATGGGGATTTGTTACTTCAACAAAGGAGGATAGTAAATGATTACAGTTTATTCTAGACCAAATTGTATGCAGTGTGAGATGACTAAGATGTGGCTCAGACAAAACGATATCCCTTTCGAAGCCGTGGATATTGAAGCAAATCCAGGAGCGTTGGAATTACTCAAACACTATGGATACAGTTCACTTCCAGTCGTTGCTATTGATGACGAGCTAAGCGATGAATCAAAAACGTGGGCAGGATTTCAAATTGAGAAATTAGAAGCTTTATTGTGAGGTGGATAATGGAAGATAAATGGTATTACAGATTACGTGCTGGAATCATAGAAAGAGCGGTTGATGATTACAAGATAGCGTTAAGACGCTTGCTTTCAAAACGTGTAGTGGATTCAAATTGGAATTTGAGAGAAACACATTTCAAGAAAATACATCATCAAACAGCATGGAATATGAAAATGGACTGCGAGCGGTTCTTTTTCAGTCAATATTTTGATTATTTGTCAGATACTGAAGACTTTGGACCAACGCTAGTCAAAAGGATTAGAGAGGATGTGAAGAATGGGCATTAAACATCAATTAAAACAAATTCGTTTAATCGATTTGGAAGTAAAATCAAAAATGGAAGAGTTAGATCGCTTGAATAATTCTTTCTTGAAATCTCCGTCTTTAAAAGAAATAAATGTTCAAGAATCAAAAGTAAGTCTAAAAGACGATGCATACGTTAAAATAATCAATTTGAATGATTATATTAATGACCAAGTAGATAAATTGATTGATTTAAAATATCAACTTATCCAAGCGATTGAACAATTAGACAATTCCAAAGAGAGAACAATCATTTGGATGAAATATATTTCTTCTAAAGGCTGGGATGAAATCGCTGAAGAGTTGAAAATTTCTAAAACAACACTTTTCATTCTTCATGATGAAGCTATTAAAAAAATAGAAAAATGTACTAAAAAAGGTATTTCTGTACCGAACAATACTAAAGATTTCATGATATAGTTATCATGTGGAAAGATGTAAAAAAGATATTCTTTTTTCTCGTGGTTTAAACTCCTTTATTTTTTCCCTTCGAGCCCTCCAGCTCGAGGGGTTTTTGTTAGATTTTGATTGCGGTATAGTTCGTAACAGACTATACCTTTCCTAGGCGATACACAAGGCAGATATAGACAGGATGTATCGAAGTAAAAAGAATTGCAAGTTTTCTATATCGCTTGCAAGTTGTTATCCTTATTCGCGGAACAACCCGTAGCAACCTAGGTTCGATAACAACAATTAATTTAAAATTGGGCGACCAACAATGCATGCTAGTGTCGCTACTTACCTCTTACGTCCAACGGCATAAGGGGTATTTTACTATACATAAGCAAAATCGAGGTGATGGAAAATGAACGAAAGACAAAAACACTTCGCTGATGAGTACATCATCAGTAAAAACGCAACTAAGTCAGCAATTAAGGCGGGTTATTCTGAAAAAACTTCATATAGCATAGGACAAAGACTATTGAAAAATGTTGAAATTTCTGAATACATCAAGAAACGTACGGAAGAACTATTTAATGAACGTTCAATGAGTATTGCTGAAGCTTTAGCAATCTCTGCAAGTATAGCCCGTGGAGAACCGCAGAAGAGATATTCAAAAAAAGTAATAAAGTCTAACGGAGAGGAAATGGAAGAAGTCGTATCTGGAGAATACACGCCATGCATTGAAGATAGGCAACGCTCAATAGACCATATCTTAAAAGTAAGTGGTGCATACCTTGACCGTAAAGAAATAGACGTTCAAGGAAGCGTGGTGTTTATGAATGAAGATAACATCGCAGATTGACCTACCTAACGTTGTTGGGAAAGGCTACGGCGCTTTTTGGCGTTCTAGAAATTTCTATCGAGTCGTGAAAGGGTCTCGTGGATCTAAGAAATCAAAAACAACGGCATTAAACTTTATCGTCCGTATCTTAAGATATCCGTGGTCTAATCTGTTAGTAGTCAGACGGTATTCTAATACAAATAAGCAATCAACGTACACGGACTTTAAATGGGCGGCTAACAAATTGAATGTTGCTCATTTATTTAAATTTAACGAGTCGTTACCTGAAATAACCGTCAAAGCAACAGGACAAAAGATACTGTTTCGGGGGCTTGATGATGAACTGAAAATAACATCTATCACGGTAGATGTAGGTATTCTTTGTTTTGCCTGGTTTGAGGAAGCTTACCAGATAGAGAGTGAAGAAAAGTTTAGTACGGTTGTTGAGTCTATTCGTGGAACGTTAGACGCTCCAGACTTTTTCAAACAGATAACTATCACATTCAACCCTTGGAATGAAAGGCACTGGTTGAAACGTGTGTTCTTTGATGAAGGTACAAGGCGTTCGGATACATTCGCTACTACGACCACTTATAAATGCAACGAGTGGTTAGATAAAGTCGATATACAACGATATGAAGATTTATACAATACGAACCCGAGACGGGCTAGAATTGTTTGCGATGGTGAGTGGGGCGTCGCGGAAGGCTTGATATATGAAAACGTCAAGGTTAAGAATTTTGATAAAGACGAACTATTAAAAGATGAAGCGTACCAGTTAGCTATTGGCCTTGACTTTGGTTTCACACACGACCCTACAGCGTTATGTGCGAGCTTGATTAACGAACAAAAGAAAGAAATATATATATTCGATGAAGCTTATCAAGTCGGATTAATAACAAAAGACGTGGCTAAGATGATACAAGATAAAGGATATGCTAAAGCACAAATCATAGCTGATAGTGCGGAACCGAGGTTAATTAAAGAATTGCAAACTGAATATAACATCTTACGATTGAAGGAAAGCCGTAAAGGAAAAGATAGCATCATGGCAGGAGTATCCAAGTTACAAGGATACTCTATTTTTGTACATCCATCTTGTACGCACATCATGGATGAATTTTACAGTTATTGCTATCAACAAGATAAAGAGGGTAACTGGTTGAATAAACCCGAAGATAAGAACAACCACTTGATGGACGCTTTAAGATACAGCCTTCAATGTATCGATGGCAGTCAATCTAAAATCAAAATGTTCAAAGGAGGATTTTAAATTTGGCAAAAGTTTTTGTTAATAAACGGAAAGTCATTACGACAACAAGCGATGTAGTGACTGAAGAAGTCGTTACTGAGGCGATTAGGCTTCACATGAGTAAGCTAGTTAAGAATTATGTTGAAAGCGAGGATATGTATCTCTCACAACATGAAGTTTTGAAAATGGCAAAAAAAGATAGCTGGAAACCCGACAATAGATTGGTGTTTAATTATGCGAAGTACATTGTCGATACGTTTACAGGCTATCAAATTGGTGTTCCAGTTAAAATCAAACATGAGGACGAGAACGTGAACGAGTTTGTCTCAAGTTTCCGTAAAATCAATGACATGGAAGACTCAGAGTTCGAGCTTGCAAAAATGTCAAGCGTGTTCGGACATGCTTTTATTTATGTGTATCAAGATGAATATAAACGAACTAGAGCGACATACAATAGTCCGATTAATATGTTTATCGTCCATGATAACAGTATTGAGGAAAGACCATTATTTGCCGTGAGATATACGTTTAATGAAAACAATCAAACAGGAGTCGGACAGGTTATCACAAACGACGAATTGATTGATGCTACATTTACAACTGGTGGGGCGGTAAGGTTCGGTGAACGCACTCAACACATTTACAACTCAATCCCAGTAGTTGAATTGATTGAAAATGAAGAGCGACAATGTATTTTCGAGAGTGTGA